ATTGTATGCAAGTCCTCTCATGGTAAATTCCTCTTTGTTAATTTATTCGTATGCCTGCTCTTTCTTCATCGAGTTTTTTTAGCTTGTATCGCATAGCTCTTACTGAATAAATTGAGCGGCAGGTTGCAATTGCTATTTCTTCTGCGGAGAACTTACCGAAAAGTGATACTTCGGCTCTTGTCCATCGTCTTCCACGAAGTCGGCTAACAATGTCAGCGCCAATCCTTGTTGCTTTCGCCATTACTGCTTTTTCAGTCCTTTCCAGTTTTTCAGCGATAACTTTAACTGGCATTGTCGCCGCTACTTCGCGCAAGAAATCGACTTCCCATTTCTCCCATGGAGTCTTTTTCATTGGCGATACCGTTATTTGATAAGAATTGAAGGTTTCCCAACTTTGAGTTGAGCTCCGGGGATATTTATTCCTGCTTTTAGTTGGTGTTTGATTGCCAGTTTGTCGGCTTTAATTGTCGTTTCGAACTCAACGTATTCAGGAGGAAGGGCGCTTGAGTCGATGATTTCTACAGTTTCTGACGGTTTGCGGATTGTTACCTGGTGAATACCTGCTCGAATCTTTTTCTTGCCAACCATTTCAAGCGATGACGCTATATATGATTTGATGCTGTCAATCTTATTTTGAATTACTGCGGCTCGCTCATTCAGCGACTTTGCCTCTTCCTTGAGGCGTTCAGCATAACCAGATTCATTTTTAATGACGGAAAGAAGTTGCTCTATTTTATCGGTAAATTCTCCTTCCATGCCTTCTATTGTGTCAGCAATCATCTCTGGTTCTAAATCTGAATCCATCAATTTTGCGTATTCATTGGCAATTTCATACAGTTTGCTCACTGGCAACCTCCAGTTTCGCTTTGCATTCTGCGTAAATGGCTTGTACGTTCTGCTGCAATTTCATTCCAGATGTCAGGCGATATGCTTCTGCAAAATATCGCTTCAAATCATCCATGTTTTCTGCCTGATCCATTTCATCGCAAAGAAGTTGTGCTTTATCCATTATTTCCTGCTGGCGTTTCCGTTCATCTTCGCGGATATCTTCCTCTGATTTGTGCGGCATAACTGGTTCCTGATGCATACCTTCATCTTCGTTAAGCAGGTGAATGGCATTATCCAGTCGCTGGGCTTTAGGCCAGTATTTGCTGGCGCGTTTAACTATGGTTTTACGCGCCATCTCTTCCCAGAATGTCTTCCACGGTCCATTCTTTGCCTTGCTCGTTGCTTCCACAGCTTTAATTTCTGCCAGACTCATTTCTTCAGTCAGGTAGTCACCATCTGCTGTTTTAACCGTGCAATAACCTCCAACAATAGAGCCTCGCTCACCAAATGCGTTGTATTTGTGGGTTGGTGCTGAATCAAGGCCATTTGATTCATAGGTGTCGTTTGAGTACACCAGTTTGCATTGCCCCCACTTAATTGATCCTGTCGATTGCGCAAGATGAAGTAATCCCATGTAACTGATATCAAGGCACACCATCCCGTCGCGAGGAACCAGATAAGCCAGTTTGCTGGCCGGGTTTAAGGTGATGCCGATCGCCGCAACATTGATGATGGCGTTCTGTGCGCTGGTTGGATTTGCCAGTGCTGTTTTAGCCAGGTAATCGTTTTTCTGGAAATACTGAATTGCAAACTGGCTTTCCTTAGCCCATGTCACCGTCTGTTCAGTCAATGCTCCGCAGAATAACTGCTCTTGCTGTTTAACGAATTCAACGATATTGCTCATGCAGCTTCTCCATAAATATGTCTGCGTTTGAATATTGCGAAGGCATATTCAGCCTTAACTCTTTCGGTTATTGCATCCCAGAACCATTCAGCGGCTTTTTCCTGATAGTTACAGTCATCATCTTCCAGCCAGTCGATAGCGTCCTTAGTGTGTTCATCTGGTTTATATGAGCGAAGCATTTCGCTTATTGGGTCGCAACGTTTGCAGAGGCGATCAACTTCACTGTTGATTCGTTCGTAATCTTCATCAGTAAAACTTGCGATTATTTGCGATATTTCACGCTTATCATTCAGAGTCAGAATCATCATCTTTCTCCTGTTCTTTGTGCTGATTGAGCATTTCTTTCATCTGACGAATGAATTCTTCGTCTGACCAGTTATCTGTAAAACTCATTTCCTGCGATACCACGGAAGGTTGATAGCTGATTTCATCGCTTTATTTGCTTCAAACCACATTTTTGAATCACCAATAAATCTGGCTATTACTGCTTTGTTCTGTGCAGCACGAAGCATCTGGTGATTAATGGCTATTTCATTGCGCATAACGCCTCCAGTTGTTTCTTTGCTGCTCTGATTAATTGTTTAACTCGGCGTGATAATTCAGATTCGTGCGGGTAGAAAGCGGACATGACGCCGCTACCCGCGAGCTGAAAGTGCATCATGGGTAACTCCTTATATTTGATTGCATAACGAAAACGCCTCAAGTGAAGCGTTATTGGTATGCATATAAAAAGGCCCTCACATCGGAGGGCAAAGAAGATTTCCAATAATCAGAACAAGTCGGCTCCTGTTTAGTTACGAGCGACATTGCTCCGTGTATTCACTCGTTGGAATGAATACACAGTGCTTATTCGTCATGCATTTCAGGTAATTCTTCGTATTCGACTCCCCATACGTTTTTACACCAACTAACTCGCTCATATCTTTTACAAAAATCAGACCACATAACTTGTGTTCCATCATGGTTTGTTATTATTTCTGTAATATCACCAACACTAACAAAACTGGTATTAGAAGCAGTTATTTTTACTTTCATTACTCATCTCCAAGAGCTTTGCTAATTGCTGACTGTGCTTTCGATACTTCATCAGGATAATGGTCATTCCAGTTTTGCTTGTATGCCTTGTTTAGCATCGCTTTCAGGGCATTTAAAAGGTCAGGTGCTGCCGCTATTAGATTGGCATCTTCAATGCATTGAACTTCCTCACAGATTGCAATATACGAACGCCAGCCTGTGCCATTTTCAAGTGAGTCTGCCTGGATGATTTTAATCTCATCGCCATCCATCATTATTTCCCACTTACCTTCAGTACCTTTAAATTCCATGTTAGCCTCTGTTGTTTATGCCAAAAATAAAGGCCGACTATGCGGCCTAGGAAGGAAGTCCAATCATCTTATTCAAATCTTCTACCCGTAAAGCAGGAAGTGCTGTACTTGCTTTATCTGCTTCTTTTGGTAGCAACTCTTTGCTTTCAGGCCAAACTTCAATAAGTCGCTTAACTGTTGTGACTGAGTTCAAAGCAGCCCATACATTTGATTCGATATCCTTTTTCTTGGCTTCAAGTTTTTGTTGCAATGCGCAGATTTCATCAAACCTTTTTGTTATTTCGTGTTCTGCGTCAAACATGCATTTATCTTTTTCTGGGGTGGGGAGCAATATATCTTCACCGTTGCCGTCTTTCCCATATGAAAGCCATCCAACCCTTCTGCCAGATACAGTCAGATAAATTGAAGTAGAACGAACATCGTATGAGTAAAATGAACATCCCATCTTTTCAAGTTCTTCACTTATAGCTACCAACTTGGATGATAACTGATCCACTTCCTCAGTTTTCTTTTTACCGCCAAACGCAATAACTCTGGCGTCAAGTGCAAGCTGGTTCTTTAACTTTGTTACTTCTTCAAGTTCAGTGAAAACCCCAGACTTAATTAAAGCGTTACGAGCGATTTCCTCTTTCATTCTCGTAGTTAAGCGGATTGATGACATATTAATTCCTCTCAAATAAGAAAATAAAGGCCACCATCAGGCAGCCTTGTTATTCTGTTTACCAAGTTCTCTGGCAATCATTGCCGTCGTTCGTATTGCCCATTTATCGACATATTTCCCATCTTCCATTACAGGAAACATTTCTTCAGGCTTAACCATGCATTCCGATTGCAGCTTGCATCCATTGCATCGCTTGAATTGTCCACACCATTGATTTGTATCAATAGTCGTAGTCATACGGATAGTCCTGGTATTGTTCCATCACATCCTGAGGATGCTCTTCGAACTCTTCAAATTCTTCTTCCATATATCACCTCAAATAAGTGGTTTGCTGCCTAATTTCATTTTCTGGCGACCAACACAAGTTACACCCATTTCACTGCGTTGCTTGCGGTAGTAAATTATGTTTGTTCAGACAATAAAAAACCCACCGAAGTGGGCTATGACCATTTTTTATTTGGATTTCGTTGGTGAGCGTGATTAACAACTCTGTGCATTACATCCTCATATTTTTCATCTTCAATTTTTTCGACATCGCGAGGAAATGGTGTTGCTAATGCTTTGTCAACTTTGTCCATTGGGTCTTCATTAATCTTATATTCAGGACCATCATCTATAGCATTAAATCCAGGTGTTACACCGTTTTTTAATGCATATGCTATCCTTTTTTCCCATCTCGCTATTCTCCTCCTGTCTCGAGATGTAAGACCTCTATCAGATACTTTTCTGTTTTGTCCGCGGTCAGGATTAACATAAATAGTCTTTTTCACCATAAGCATACTCAATAAGCACCGTACGGTAGTTTACTGTACAATTTTATTTTTTGGACTGCATGTATTTTGTTTCCTAATGGGTTTGAATCTTTGTAATAAATACTTCTATTTTTTCGAACGACTTCTTCTTTCTTCTTGCAGCAAAGGCTTCCTAGCGATGCTGCTTTGTCTGCTCTGACGCAACCAGAGAGCTTTAGCGCAATTTTTCGCGCCAGTGCTTCATTACTGCGTCGCTCGGCAATAAGTTCTGCTCTGCGAGCTTTGTAGCGGCTTTTTGCCGCACCTTTGGATTCTTTCCAGACAATGGTTACCATGATGGTCTCCTTTAAGTGGCTTTGGCGCATGACGCGTCGAGGTGCTTATCTTCTCGATCGCTGTCTTGCAGCTGCAATTCGCGCCATCCCCAAAACCACTCAAGTTCTGGTCTCAACGGTTAGGTTGAGAGTCCGTCGATGTTAAAGAGCATGCCAATCTGTTCCGTTTGGCTTCCAGTGTCCTGCTGATGGCTTAAATTTAAGGCTTCTTAATTTATTGGTCAAGTGTATTTTGAAGAAAACTTAATTTTATGGGCGTGAATTTAGTTTGTCTTTGATTTTTAACGGGAAATAAAAAAGGGGCGAAAGCCCCTTAAGGAAGGTTTGCTAGCTTGGCATCAACGACAACGCCAATGATTTTACAGTTCCCATTGATTTCAATCATTGGGTATTGTGGATTGAGTGGTTTCAGGAATTTTCTCCCGGCATCAATAACTAACTTTTTGAATGTCGCCTCGTTTTCTCCTTCAAGTTTGGCGACTACCAGCTTTCCATTACGTGGTTCGACTTCTGGGTCGACGAGAATAATCATCCCCTCAGGAATACTCAGTCCTGCCGGGGCAGTCATTGAGTCGCCTTTAACGTCGAGCCAAAAAGAGTCTTCAGAACAATCTACCGTTGTGTCGTACCAGTTATCTATTGCACGCCTATGATATGGCTCTACAGCTTCCATCCAACATCCTGCGCTTACCCAACTAATTAGAGGATACGAACCTCTTGGATCATGCCTGCTGTGATAGGCAATGTTTGAAAGACTATCCTCTCCTTTCAACAGGTAATCAGGGGAGCACTGCAAAGCCTTGGCTAAGGCCAATAGGTTTTCGCCATTGGGCTCAGTTTCAGATCGCTCCCATTGGGAAATAGCAACATTAGACACGCCAACCATCTTGCCAAGGGCAGCCTGCCTAATCTTGAGTTCTTTTCTGCGAGCGCGAATACGCTCACCCATCAGTTGTGTATTCATAGTTAAGACATCTTAAATAAACTTGACTTAAGATTCCTTTGGTGGATAATTTAAGTGTTCTTTAATTTCGGAGCGAGTCTATGTACAAAAAAGATGTTATTGACCACTTCGGAACCCAGCGTGCTGTTGCTAAAGCACTAGGCATTAGCGATGCAGCAGTCTCTCAGTGGAAAGAAGTTATCCCAGAGAAAGACGCCTATCGATTGGAAATCGTTACAGCTGGCGCCCTGAAGTATCAAGAAAGTGCTTACCGCCAAGCGGCATAAGCAAATTGCTCTTTAACAGTTCTGGCCTTTCACCTCTAACCGGGTGAGCAAACATCAGCGGCAAATCCATTGGGTGTGCCGCTATAACTCAATATCAATATAGGAAAATTAACAAATGGCACAAGCAAGCTACAGCAAGCCAACACAGCGAGAAATTGATCGCGCTGAAACTGATTTACTCATCAACCTGTCAACGCTTACCCAGCGCGGTCTGGCAAAGATGATTGGCTGTCATGAATCGAAGATAAGCAGAACGGACTGGAGATTTATTGCTTCGGTCTTGTGTGCTTTCGGAATGGCATCAGACATCAGTCCGATTAGCAGGGCTTTTAAGTATGCGCTTGATGAAATCACAAAGAAAAAATCCCCGGCCGCCACCGAGGATTTTAAGCAAATTGATATGCAATTCTGAGGGAATTACTGGATCAATCCACAGGAGTAATTATGACAAAACGTCGTAAGAAATACCAGGAAAAAGAAGAGATTCGACACCCTGATTCACCTGAGGGATTAGTGGTAGCCGCAGCAAATAACAGGGCGTTCGCAGAGCGCCTTGTTGGTGTTTACAGACTAGCCAAAGCAGGAGTGAAACATGGGCGTCGTTAAGTTAGCTGATTACAGGCCTCAACTGGAGGTCGTGGAGCATCGCGTGGCAGATACCGAAGATGGTTTCATGCGCGTCGCTAACGAGATTACCGACAGTCTGCTGATGGCTGATTTAACCGTCCGGCAGTTGAAGGTGATGCTCGCTATCATGCGCAAGACATACGGATTCAATAAGCCGATGGATCGACTCACAAACACGCAGATAGCAGCCATGACAGGTATTCATCACACTCATGTTTGCGCTGCCAAGCGCCAGCTTATTGAGCGTAAATTCCTCATTGCTGATGGCGTGAAAATCGGAGTGAACAAGGTGGTTTCTCAGTGGATTAGCCAGGACAGCTTAACATTAGCTAAAACAGCTAATAAAACATTAGCCAAGTCGGCTAATGGGTATAAGCCAAGTCAGCTAAACACAAAAGACAATATACAAAAGACAATAAATACAAATACCCCCCTACCCCCCAATGGGGGCGGCGATGGGCAGGTTAAACCTGAACGTCGGAAGGCAGAACGCATCGACTACGAATCCTTCCTGAACGCCTACAACACCGAAGTCGGTGACAGACTTCCTCATGCTGTTGCGGTCAACGAGAAACGCAAACGTCGCCTGAAGAAAATCATTCCGCAACTGAAAACGCCAAACGTGGACGGTTTCAGAGCGTATGTCAGGGCGTTTGTGCATCAGGCCAAGCCGTTTTACTTCGGAGACAACGACACGGGCTGGACGGCAGATTTTGATTACCTGCTGAGGGAAGACTCGTTAACGGGAGTTCGGGAAGGGAAGTTTGCAGACAGGGGGATTGCATGAGACAGGATATCGAAGCGAGCGTTATCGGTGGCCTGCTGATTGGTGGATTAACTCCAACCGCCAGTGACGTTCTGGCAACGCTTGAGCCGGAAGCGTTTTCAATTCCGCTCTACAGGAAAGCCTTCGAAGTTATCCGTAAGCAGGCGAGAAACAGAAACCTAATCGACGCGATGATGGTTGCCGAGGCGTGCGGAGAGGAGCATTTCACGTCAATCCTGATGACCAGTAAGAACTGCCCGAGTTCCGCAAACCTGAAGGGATATGCCGGAATGGTCGCGGATAACTATCACCGCCGTCTGGTGCTGGAAATCATGGATGAAATGCGTGAACCAATTCAGAGCGGAACCATCGACGCATCGAGTCAGGCGATGGATGAGCTTGTAAAGCGTCTTTCAGCCATCAGAAAGCCCCGTGACGAGGTTAAACCGGTACGGTTAGGGGAAATCATCACCGACTACACTGACACGCTTGACAGGCGTCTGAGGAACGGAGAAGAGTCAGATACCCTGAAGACCGGAATCGAAGAACTTGATGCCATCACCGGAGGGATGAACGCGGAAGACCTGGTGATAATCGCTGCTCGTCCTGGTATGGGGAAAACCGAACTGGCGCTGAAGATTGCCGAAGGCGTTGCAAGCCGCGTTATTCCTGGTTCTGACGTCCGGCGCGGAGTGTTGATTTTCTCGATGGAAATGAGCGCATTGCAGATTGCAGAGCGAAGCATTGCCAACGCCGGGAGGATGTCGGTTAGCGTACTGCGAAATCCTGCATCGATGGATGACGAAGGCTGGGCGCGTGTTGCTAACGGCATGAGTCAGCTTGCAGATTTGGATGTATGGGTAGTCGATGCCTCGCGGTTATCGGTAGAAGAAATTCGCTCAATCGCAGAGCGGCACAAACAGGAAAATCCAAACCTGTCACTCATCATGGCGGATTATCTTGGCCTGATTGAGAAGCCGAAAGCAGACCGCAACGACCTCGCAATTGCTCACATCTCAGGAAGCCTGAAGGCGATGGCGAAAGACCTGAAAACGCCAGTTATATCCCTAAGTCAGCTTTCGCGCGATGTTGAGAAGCGACCAAATAAACGCCCGACAAACGCAGATTTGCGTGATTCAGGAAGCATTGAACAGGACGCAGACTCAATCATCATGCTCTATCGGGAAGCGGTATATGACGAGAACAGTAGCGCCGCGCCATTTGCTGAAATCATTGTGACGAAAAACCGTTTTGGCTCGCTTGGTACGGTTTACCAGCGGTTCTGCAACGGACACTTTGTTGCATGTGACCAGGATGAAGCCAGACAGATTTGCACAGCATCAAATGCACCTGCTGCGCGTGGCAGACGATATGCACAAGGGGCTGACGTATGACCATCTACATCACTGAGCTGATAGCAGGCCTGCTGGTAATCGCAGGCCTTTTTATTTGGGGGAGGGTAAATCGTGGCTGAGTTAATTTTCTCTGCATTGAGGATTCTCGGTGCTATGTGGATGGTGGCGACGTTCATTGTTGTTGCCAGCAGTTTTGTCCGGTTGGTAGGCGAAGGTAAAGACCTGGTGGGTGTGCTTTTCGGTAGCATTTTCCTGTGGGTGATTATCGGTGTTATGCCTGTTGTCGTAGCAAAAGTGGCGTGGCGTTTTGTGAGTTGAGGTAACGATGAAGCAAATATACATGCTTCGCAACGAAGCAATCAGAAATAACGCCATAGACGCAATACTCTCACTTCCCATCGACGACAAGTCACCTCATGAAGTCCACGTTAGAGAACCCAAACGCAGCAAAGCGCAGAATGACCGTATGTGGCCGATGCTGAACGATGTTTCGCGTCAGGTGCTATGGCATGGTCAACGGCTGGCGCCGGAAGACTGGAAAGACCTGTTCACTGCCCTGTGGCTTAAGACCAAAAAACTGGAGCAACGAAGTGTGCCTGGTATCGATGGTGGCGTTGTCATGCTTGGCGTGCGTACCAGCAAAATGCGAAAGGCCAGCATGACTGAGCTTATCGAAATCATGTTCTGGTTCGGCTCAGAGCGCAACGTGCGATGGAGTGATGACTCCCGGCGAGAGTATGAATGGTCACAACGAAAAGGGAAGGCTGCATGACTATCAAATCAAATACGCCAGCACACGACAAGGACTGCTGGCAAACGCCGCTTTGGCTTTTTGATGCACTGGATATTGAGTTTGGATTCTGGCTGGATTCGGCAGCGAGCGACAAAAATGCTCTGTGTGCTCACTGGCTAACTGAGGCCGACGACGCGCTCAATTCTGAGTGGGTAAGCCACGGTGCAATCTGGAATAACCCACCGTACAGCAATATCAGGCCGTGGGTGGAAAAAGCCGCTGAGCAGTGCATACAACAACGACAGACGGTAGTGATGCTTGTGCCAGAGGATATGTCTGTCGGATGGTTCAGCAAGGCTCTGGAGAGTGTTGACGAAGTTCGCATCATCACTGATGGACGGATTAATTTTATCGAACCATCGACAGGGCTGGAGAAGAAGGGAAACAGCAAAGGCTCAATGCTGCTGATTTGGCGACCGTTCATCAGTCCTCGACGGATGTTTACTACCGTATCCAAAGCGGCATTGATGGCGATCGGGCAGGGCGTCAGGAGGGCGGCATGAGACGACAGCGACGAAGTATTACCGACATAATCTGCGAAAACTGCAAATACCTTTCAACGAAACGCTCCAGAAATAAACGCAAGCCAATCCCAAAAGAATCTGACGTAAAAACCTTCAACTACACGGCTCACCTGTGGGATATCCGGTGGCTAAGACATCGTGCGAGGAATACAAGGTGATTGACCCAAATCGAAGTTACGAACAAGAAAGCGTCGAGCGGGCTTTAACGTGCGCTAATTGCGGTCAGAAGCTGCATGTGCTGGAAGTTCACGTGTGTGAGTACTGCTGCGCAGAACTGATGAGCGATCCGAATAGCTCAATGTACGAGGAAGAATACGATGGCTAAACCAGCGCGAAGACGATGTAAAAACGAAGAATGTCGGGAATGGTTTCACCCTGCATTCGCTAATCAGTGGTGGTGCTCTCCAGAGTGTGGAACAAAGATAGCACTCGAACGACGAAGCAAAGAACGCGAAAAAGCGGAAAAAGCAGCAGAGAAGAAACGGCGACGAGAGGAGCAGAAACAGAAAGATAAACTTAAGATTCGAAAACTCGCCTTAAAGCCCCGCAGTTACTGGATTAAACAAGCCCAACAAGCCGTAAACGCCTTCATCAGAGAAAGAGACCGCGACTTACCATGTATCTCGTGCGGAACGCTCACGTCTGCTCAGTGGGATGCCGGACATTACCGGACAACTGCTGCGGCACCTCAACTCCGATTTGATGAACGCAATATTCACAAGCAATGCGTGGTGTGCAACCAGCACAAAAGCGGAAATCTCGTTCCGTATCGCGTCGAACTGATTAGCCGCATCGGGCAGGAAGCAGTAGACGAAATCGAATCAAACCATAACCGCCATCGCTGGACTATCGAAGAGTGCAAGGCGATCAAGGCAGAGTACCAACAGAAACTCAAAGACCTGCGAAATAGCAGAAGTGAGGCCGCATGACGTTCTCAGTAAAAACCATTCCAGACATGCTCGTTGAAGCATACGGAAACCAGACAGAAGTAGCACGCAGACTGAAATGTAGTCGCGGTACGGTCAGAAAATACGTTGATGATAAAGACGGGAAAATGCACGCCATCGTCAACGACGTTCTCATGGTTCATCGCGGATGGAGTGAAAGAGATGCGCTATTACGAAAAAATTGATGGCAGCAAATACCGAAATATTTGGGTAGTTGGCGATCTGCACGGATGCTACACGAACCTGATGAACAAACTGGATACGATTGGATTCGACAACAAAAAAGACCTGCTTATCTCGGTGGGCGATTTGGTTGATCGTGGTGCAGAGAACGTTGAATGCCTGGAATTAATCACATTCCCCTGGTTCAGAGCTGTACGTGGAAACCATGAGCAAATGATGAGTGATGGCTTATCAGAGCGTGGAAACGTTAATCACTGGCTGCTTAATGGCGGTGGCTGGTTCTTTAATCTCGATTACGACAAAGAAATTCTGGCTAAAGCTCTTGCCCATAAAGCAGATGAACTTCCGTTAATCATCGAACTGGTGAGCAAAGATAAAAAATATGTCATCTGCCACGCCGATTATCCTTGTGACGAATACGAGTTTGGAAAGCCAGTTGATCATCAGCAGGTAATCTGGAACCGCGAACGAATCAGCAACTCACAAGACGGGATCGTGAAAGAAATCAAAGGCGCGGACACGTTCATCTTTGGTCATACGCCAGCAGTGAAACCACTCAAGTTTGCCAACCAGATGTATATCGATACCGGCGCAGTGTTCTGCGGAAACCTCACATTGATTCAGGTACAGGGAGAAGGCGCATGAGACTCGAAAGCGTAGCTAAATTTCATTCGCCAAAAAGCCCGATGATGAGCGACTCACCACGGGCCACGGCTTCTGACTCTCTTTCCGGTACTGATGTGATGGCTGCTATGGGGATGGCGCAATCACAAGCCGGATTCGGTATGGCTGCATTCTGCGGTAAGCACGAACTCAGCCAGAACGACAAACAAAAGGCTATCAACTATCTGATGCAATTTGCACACAAGGTATCGGGGAAATACCGTGGTGTGGCAAAGCTTGAAGGAAATACTAAGGCAAAGGTACTGCAAGTGCTCGCAACATTCGCTTATGCGGATTATTGCCGTAGTGCCGCGACGCCGGGCGCAAGATGCAGAGATTGCCACGGTACAGGCCGTGCGGTTGATATAGCCAAAACAGAGCAGTGGGGGAGAGTTGTTGAGAAAGAGTGCGGAAGATGCAAAGGCGTCGGCTATTCAAGGATGCCAGCAAGTGCCGCATATCGCGCTGTAACGATGCTAATCCCAAACCTTACTCAACCCACCTGGTCACGCACTGTTAAGCCACTGTATGACGCTCTGGTGGTGCAATGCCACAAGGAAGAGTCAATCGCAGACAACATTTTGAATTCAGTTACACGTTAACAGCATGATTGCCACGGATGGCAACATATTAACGGCATAATATTGACTTTTTGAATAAAGTTGGGTAAATTTGACTCAACGATGGATAAATGAACTCGTTAAATAAAGCCCTGAGTTAATAGCTCGGGGCTTTTTGCGTTTTAAGCACGACATTTCTGAAAGCACATCAAACCAAATACCAGACAGACAAAAATAATCACCTTATCCGCTGTGGCTACGGTGCGGTGTGCTTTGCATAAATGAAAACCAGCGCAATGGCTGGCTTCGTGAAAGCGGGTGGCAAGAGGCTGCGCTAACAACCTCATGCCGTTTTGCCCGTGCATATCGGTCACGAACAAATCTGATTACTAAACACAGTAGCCTGGATTTGTTCTATCAGTAACCGACCTTATTCCTAATTAAATAGAGCAAATCCCCTTATTGGGGGTAAGACATGAAGATGCCAGAAAAACATGACCTGTTAGCCGCCATTCTCGCGGCAAAGGAACAAGGCATCGGGGCAATCCTTGCGTTTGCAATGGCGTACCTTCGCGGCAGATATAATGGCGGTGCGTTTACAAAAACAGTAATCGACGCAACGATGTGCGCCATTATCGCCTGGTTCATTCGTGACCTTCTCGACTTCGCCGGACTAAGTAGCAATCTCGCTTATATAACGAGCGTGTTCATCGGCTACATCGGTACTGACTCGATTGGTTCGCTTATCAAACGCTTCGCTGCTAAAAAAGCCGGAGTAGAAGATGGTGGAAATCAATAATCAACGTAAGGCGTTCCTCGATATGCTGGCGTGGTCAGAGGGAACTGATAACGGACGTCAGAAAACCAGAAATCATGGTTATGACGTCATTGTAGGAGGAGAGCTATTCACTGATTACTCCGATCACCCTCGCAAACTTGTCACGCTAAACCCAAAGCTCAAATCAACAGCCGCCGGACGTTACCAGCTTCTTTCACGTTGGTGGGATGCCTACCGCAAGCAACTTGGCCTGAAAGACTTCTCTCCCAAAAGCCAGGACGCAGTGGCATTGCAGCAGATTAAAGAGCGCGGCGCTTTACCGATGATTGATCGCGGTGATATTCGTCAGGCTATCGACCGTTGCAGCAATATCTGGGCTTCACTGCCTGGCGCTGGTTATGGTCAGTTCGAGCATAAGGCTGACAGCCTGATTGCAAAATTCAAAGAAGCAGGCGGAACGGTCAGAGAGATTGAGGTATGAGCAGAGTCACCGCGATTATCTCCGCTCTGATTATCTGCATCGTCGTCTGTCTGTCATGGGCGGTCAATCATTACCGTGATAACGCCATCGCCTACAAAGAACAGCGGGATAAAAAAGTCAGTGAGCTGAAGCAGGCGACCGCCACCATTACTGACATGCAGCAGCGCCAGCGTTCTGCTGATGCACTCGATGCTAAATACACGAAGGAGTTAGCTGATGCGAAAGCTGAAAATGATGCTCTTCTGCGGAAGCTTGATAATGGTGGCAGGGTGCTCGTCAAAGGAAAATGCCCTGTGCCATCCTCAGCCGAAACCTCCAGCGCCTCCAGCGCCTCCAGCATGGGCAATGATGCCACCGTCGAACTCTCTCCAGTTGCTGGACGAAACGTTCTCGGTATCCGGGACGGAATTATCCGCGACCAAACAGCACTGAGAACGCTTCAGGAATATATCAGGACGCAATGCCTTCGATGATAGCGATAATTTTACTCATCATCCTTCACATCTGGCTCTGTAGACAGGGTGGTGATCACTTCTGGAGTGAATCCAGATTAAACATCTCATTGCTGATGCTTGATATTGAGCATCTGGCGCGCGGTAAGGGGCTGCGTTGAGATAAGAGTCAGTCATTACAAATACCAGGATTTAGCCTCGCATTCGCGGGGCTTTTTATTCCCAACTCTATAGGTAATTTTATGACCCAGCATATTGGCGTAAAGCTGATTAACGCCTTTCCGATGACGAGACAGGCATATAACGATTTTCGTGGCTGGCAGCTTCCTGCCGGAGAAAACGGCGAGGACGAAGGCTATCTGGTTGAATATCTGGATGGCGGAAAACCTAACACCGATCGCTTTGATGGCTACGTTAGCTGGAGTCCAAAAGAAGTATTCGAAAAGGCTTATCGTCCGGTATCAGGGCTAAGTTTCGGCCTTGCCATGGAAGCGTTAAAACAGGGCAAAAGTTTGCAGCGGGCAGGATGGAATGGGAAAGACCAGTTTGTTTATCTCGTGAAAGGGGAAAAATTAGCGTCTGCGTTGGGTTATGGCTTTGGCGAATATGTTGGCGAGCCAACTTTCAATGACACGCTTGTATTGAAAAACTCACAGAACCGCCTTGCTACATGGGTTCCATCCATTGGCGACCTGATGGCTGAAGACTGGCAAATCATTTAACCATGTAGGCATTACAAAGCCTATCTACGGGTGGGCTTGATAATGAAACCGGAGTTAATTTCTGGTCACTAATTAACGGCAGTACAGCGAAACAACCCAAGCCAGTAAGTGGGGAAATAACACTGGCAGCCACTGAAAGATGAACCTCCAGCCTTATGGCAAAAAAGATTCTTTGTGGTGGCGGACTGATGGAAAGACATCCGCTGAATCGATGATGAACAAGTGGAAGAGGTTGTGATGGTTTCCGTGAACAAAGATCCGAAGGAAGGCGTTGAATACATCACTGGTGCTGATGGTGTGAAAAGGCCAATGGCTTATTACAAAGCGGCCGAAGAGAGGGCAAGAATGGAAAATCCCCCTAAATGCGGATCATTTTTCGACATGCTGGACCTTCAATGGAAGTTGTGAACAACTAACAGGTCGCTCAGGCGGCCTTTTTTATTGCCATCACAAAAGCCATTCCTTACTGAGTGGCTTTGATAATGGCTTATACCCTACACGGGATAACTTAACTGATATCCCTTTTAACGGATAAACGGAGCCAACAATGGCAGAGATTATTCCCATGACTGAAGAACAGAAATTCCAGTTAGAGATTTACAAACTGGTCATGAACCAGAACGCAGCCGCAGAAGAAGCATTTCAATTCATTGGAACTGACGAGCTGAAGCTTGAACTATTCAAAATTCACTTCCAGTCAGGCGGCGCTAATTCGGATATCACGATCCGCACATTTGAAGCGGTGCGTAAATCGAAGGAAGCGTTAGACCTGTTCACTACCGGAGCATAAACATGGCGCGCCCAACAAAGTATCAAGAGGCGTACGCCGAACAGGCACGCAAACTGTGCTTGCTGGGCTACACCGATGCAGAGCTTGCTGATTTCTTCGAAGTCAGTGAGTCAACTATTAACAAGTGGAAGCTTGATTATCCTGAGTTTTCGGAGTCCATAAAAAAGGGTAAGGCCGTCGCTGATGCAGAAGTTAGTGATCGTCTTTATCAACGCGCTATGGGCTTCGTGGCTCCAGATATCGATATTCGTGTTATTGAAAACAGAATTGTCGAAACTCCGCTTGAGAAGTATTACCCGCCTGATACAACCGCTGCCATTTTCTGGCTTAAGAACCGACAGAAGGATAAATGGCGCGACAAGGTTGATCACGAGCTAACAGGCAAAGACGGCGGCGCAATTCAGATTGAAACATCACCGATGAGCACTCTATTCGGAAAATGACCTCGATTAATCCTATCTTTGAACCGTTCATTGAGGCGCATCGCTACAAAGTTGCCAAAGGCGGTCGAGGTAGCGGTAAATCATGGGCAATTGCGAGGCTGCTTGTTGAAGCGGCGCGTCGGCAGCCTGTGCGCATACTCTGCGCTCGTGAACTGCAAAACAGTATCAGCGATTCGGTAATCCGGTTGCTTGAAGATACCATTGAGCGGGAAGGGTATTCGGCTGAGTTTGAAATTCAGCGTTCCATGATTCGTCATCTTGGAACGAATGCTGAATTCATGTTCTACGGCATCAAAAACAACCCGACGAAGATTAAATCGCTCGAAGGCATTGATATCTGCTGGGTGGAAGAAGCGGAAGCGGTAACGAAGGAATCATGGGATATCCTGATACCAACCATCCGTAAGCCATTTTCCGAAATATGGGTGAGCTTTAACCCAAAGAACATCCTCGACGATACCTATCAGCGATTCGTCGTAAATCCTCCCGATGATATTTGCCTGCTGACGGTGAACTACACCGACAACCCGCACTTTCCTGAAGTTCTCCGTCTGGAGATGGAAGAGTGCAAACGCAGAAATCCGACACTGTATCGTCACATCTGGCTTGGTGAGCCAGTAAGCGCAAGTGATATGGCAATCATCAAACGTGAATGGCTTGAAGCCGCAACCGATGCGCACAAGAAACTCGGATGGAAAGCGAAAGGCGCGGTTGTTTCTGCGCATGACCCATCAGATACAGGGCCGGATGCCAAAGGTTATGCATCGCGTCACGGTTCGGTAGTTAAGCGTATTGCCGAAGGTCTGCTGATGGACATCAACGAGGGCGCTGACTGGGCTACTTCGCTGGCGATTGAAGACGGCGCTGACCATTACCTGTGGGATGGTGATGGTGTTGGTGCCGGGCTACGCAGACAGACAACGGAAGCGTTCTCCGGCAAGAAAATCACCGCCACGATGTTCAAGGGCAGTGAATCGCCATTCGATGAAGATGCGCCGTATCAGGCCGGAGCATGGGCTGATGAAGTCGTACAGGGTGACAACGTTCGCACTATTGGCGATGTGTTCCGCAATAAGCGAGCACAATTCTATTACGCGCTGGCTGACAGGCTGTATCTGACATATCGGGCGGTTGTTCACGGTGAGTATGCAGACCCAGACGACATGCTGAGTTTCGACAAAGAAGCGATAGGCGAGAAGATGCTGGAGAAGCTGTTTGCAGAACTGACGCAGATTCAGCGCAAATTCAATAACAACGGGAAGCTGGAGCTTATGACTAAGGTCGAAATGAAGCAGAAGCTCGGTATTCCATCTCCTAACCTGGCTGATGCGTTGATGATGTGTATGCATTGTCCGGAGTCGGCTGCGCAACCCGACTATTCCAGTTACTCAATTCCTTGTGGTGTAGGTTGATATGGCAGAAAAAAAGATGACTGACTGGCATCGCAAGGTGCTGTGCAACTTTGATAATGCCTGGTCAGCAACGCAGGATATGCGTGAGCAGATTATTGAGGCTCAACGTTTCGTCCGGGTGTCCGGCGCACAGTGGGAAGGCAGCACAAACGCTGGTTACTCATTTGATGAAGGCAGGTTTGAGCATTACCCGCGCTTTGAACTGAATAAGATTGCCCGTGAATGTGATCGCATCATTGGCGAGTATCGACAGAATCGCATCAGCGTTAAATTCAGGCCGAAGGATGACAAGGCATCGGAAGCGTTAGCCGAAAAGATGAACGGCAAATTCCGCGCTGATTATCAGGAAACATCCGGTGGCGAAGCGTGTGATAACGCATTTGATGATGCTGTAACGGGCGGATTCGGTTGTTTCCGCATGTGTGCTGATTACGAAGATGAAATGGATCCGAGTAACGAGCAGCGACGCATCAGCCTTCTTCCTGTTTACGACCCGGCGACATGCGTCTTCTTCGATCAGGACAGCAAGCAATATGACCGCTCTGATGCTATGTGGGCTATGGAAATGTTCTCCATGACGCCTAAAGCGTTCGAGGCTGAATACCCTGATTCCATCGCGGCAAGCCTTTCTCGTGATGACACTGGTACTCAGTATGACTGGTCAACGCCTGACGCCATCTATGTTGGACGCTACTACGAAGTCCGCATAGAGAAGGTGAAGCTCACAGCATGGCGTAACCCTGTCAGCGGAGAAACGGCAATCTATGATGAAGAGCAAATCAAAGATATTGTCGACGAGCTGACCGATGGTGCATTCGAACTGATTGGCGAGCGAACGGTGAAGAAACGCCGAGTTTATTGCGGTCTTCTGTCTGGCGCTGAATGGCTGGAAGAACCGAAGCGTATTCCGGGCGAACATATTCCTCTCATCCCGGTATATGGGCGTCGTTCATTTGTTGATAATCAGGAGCGAATCGAAGGCCACGCAGCAAAAGCGATGGATGCACAGCGTCTTGAGAACCTGATGGTTTCCATGATTGCAGATAACGCCACTCAGGCTGGCGGTGATGGCATTCCTATCGTGGATGTTGATTTCATTCCCGGCCCATTAATGAACCACTGGGCAGAGAGGAATAAGAAAAGACCTGCAGTTCTTCCTATGACCAGCAAGAAGGACAAAAACGGAACGGTCATTTCAGAGGCTCAGGTTGCTGGCTGGACACCTCCGACACAAATGCCTCCAGCTCTTGCAGGGCTATTGCAGTACACCGGAACGGCTATTCAGCAAATTACAGGTGCGTCGCAGCTTGAGAACATGCCGAGCAACGTCGCTACCGATACCGTTGATAGCATCTTTAACCGGATGGACACGCAGTCCTATATCTACATGGACAACATGGCTAAATCCATGCGCCGTGCTGGCGTCGTGTGGCTTTCTATGGCTCGTGAAGTCTATGGCAGCGATACGCCAATGCGCATCGTTAATGAGGATGACAGCGATGACGTGGCGCTGATGACTGGTGAAGTGGTTGACCGTCAGACAGGGCAGGTTATCGCGCTTAACGACCTTTCGCAGGGTAACTATGAAGTGACTGTCGATGTCGGTCAGTCGTTCGCTACTCGCCGTGATGCAACGGTTAAGTCGTTACTTTCCATGCTGGCACTTATCCCGCCAGGAACGCCGAAGCATGACCTTGTATCGTCGATGATTCTCGACAATATGGACGGCGAAGGGATGGACGACCTGAAAGAATACAACCGCAATCAGTTGCTTCTGTCTGGCGTTATCAAGCCGAGAACGCCTGAAGAACAGCAAATGGTTGAGCAGGCGAAACAACAACAGGCCAGTCAGCCAGATCCGGCTATGGTTGCAGCGCAAGGTCAGCTTCTGGCTGGTCAGGCTGAATTGCAGAAAGCGCAGAACGAACAGGCAGCCATTCAGGTTAAAGCATTCCAGGCACAGACTGATGCTCAGGTTGCAGCGGCAAATGTTGTGAAAATCCTCGCATCTGCCGATAGCCAGCAGAAATCTGATATCCGCGAGGCTCTGAAACTGCTCGGACAGTTCCAGCAACAGCAAGGAGACAATGCCCGTGCTGATGCAGAGCTTGTCCTGAAAAGTCAGGCACAGGGCCATGCGCAGCGCATGGACATCAGCAGCATCCTGCAAAAATCAACTCAGCAACAACCACAGCAGTAATTAACCCATAACGTGCAATGGCTGTCTTTATGAGGCCTGGCACCCTATTGCCTTCCGATGGGCTGAACATCGAGTAAACAGGGGTAACAAATGGACCAGATGGCAGAAAACACACCAGAAGTTGAAATCGAAACCGACGCGTCAGAGCAGATTCCTGATGATGTCGAACTGGCTGAAGAAGTCGAAACAGCAGATGGCAGTGAGTCCTCAGGAAATGATGCAGAGGAAGCTACTGACACTGATGACGACGAATCAGAACAGGAATTCTACTTTGGTGACGAAAAGCTGGATTCGCCAACCAGCGAAGATGGCGCAGAGCATGGACTGGTAAAACACCTGCGCAAGACGATTAAAGAGAAAGACCGTGAGCTGAAAGAGCTGATGCGTCAGTCTCAGAAACCCGTCGAGCAGCAGCCGGTAATCACTCAACCACCGCGAATGCCAAAACTGGATGATGAGGACATCGGTTTCGATGAAGAAATCTATCAGCAACGCATGGCTAAGTGGGCAGAGGATAACGGCAAATACCAGGAGCAAGTACGAGAGCGGAAACGAGAGGAAGAGGCGCGTACCGCAACGCTTCAGCAGAAAGCAGCCAATTACATGCATAGAGTAAAAGCACTGAAAGTGGCTGGTTACCAGGATGCAGAGCAGGCTGTACGCGAAGATGTTCCTGTTCACATTCAGGACATGATCCTTCTTGAGTCAGAGAAGCCGGAAATCGTTGTTCTGGCACTCGGTCGCAACGCTGAACTGCGCAAGCAACTGGCAGAAGCTACCAACCCCGTAGCAATTGGTCGTCTGCTGGAACGTATCGAATCGAAGGCCAGAATCATGCCAAAAGCAAAAACCACGGCAGCCACAACCCCGACAGTTAAGGGGAGCAACGGCGCAGTAATCAATAACCTCGACAAACTTCTCGAAAAAGCGCGCGACACCGGTGATTACACCGAATACCGGGCGGCGAAGAACAAAGCTAAAAAATAATCCATCGGAGCTAAATACCTATGTCTAACCAGTTAACAAAAGACCTCGAAATCCTCTTTGAGAGCGTCATTGATAGTTTTGAGGCGTCCAATGTCGTTTCCCGCGAGTGCAGCAAGTTCCGACCGGGCGACATTGAAATGCAGCGCGCTGGCGACGTTGTTTATCGCCCTCAGGGCTACCACCTGAAAACCGTGAGCGGACTTGATCTGACTTCGGCCACTGCAAACTCACTCGTTCAGCGTCAGGTGCCTGCTCGCTTCCGCGAGCCAGAGAACGTCATCTACGAACTGGACGCAAAAGAAATGCGCGATCCGTGGCACAAAGAGCAGGCTGGCAAGGCGGCGGGTCGCCAGTTGGCGGCGTGGGTTGATAACATGATCGTCGATGAGGTGGTCGCTCGCTCCACCAACGTGGTCACCATTAAATCGGCGTCCACCGGTAGCACTCTCGGCGAAGAACTCTGGAACGCATCGGCTGACGTTGATGCAATGATGCTGTCCATTGGTGTGCCTCAGGGTGGTCAGCGCAAGGCGTTCTACAACCCGTTCAACTACAAAGACCTGGCTAAGGAGCTTGGCTCTCGCGCATATGCGGTCGGTGCAACTCTGACAGCCTATGAGAAAGCTCAGATTCCACCTGTGGCATCCTTCGACAGTTTCCGCGTTGATTATGCTGGCGCAATGAAGGCTGGTTCAGCTACCGCTGTAACTCTCGGCGGCGCAGTAAAACACAAAGTTACCGCGATGGATTCCAACGGCGCGCCTACCGATAACCGCCAGGGTGACATCACCGTATCCACTGCTGGCGTACTGGCTGTCGGCGATGCATTCACTATCGCAGGCGTTAACAGTGTCCACATGATCAAGAAGGTGGATACAGGTAAGCCGCAGGTATTCCGCGTCCTGGCAGTAAATGGCACTACCGTTACCATCAGCCCGAAAATTCTGCCACCAGACAACGCGGATAAGGCGTCTATTCCTTACCAGAACGTTACCGCCAATCCGGTGGCAAACGCGGCGATCACCATCCTCAACAAGAAGGCTGCGGCTTCCAACATCTTCTTCGCTGAGGGTTCTGTTGAGCTGATGTATGGCAAGTTGGCATTCCCTACCGGCCAGGGTCCGCAGGTTATGACCGCAAGGACCGAGCAGGGTGCGACCATCATCATGGCTTACCAGTTCGACGCTAAATCTGGCAAAACGTGGACTCGCTTCACCACGCTGGCTGGCGCAAGCGTACTGGTCCCGGAATTCACCGGCCTGGTACTGGCTAACCAGTAATCCAAGGGGCTTCGGCCCCTCTTTTTTTTTGGAGATCGAAATGTCTCAAATCATGCTTTATAAGCCGGGATCGATGATCACCTGCGGCCCCCACTCGCTGGATTACATCATCGTTGATGACGAAGAAGTTAAATCTCACCTGAAAAAAGGCTGGGTAAAAACTCCTGAAGAAACCGCAACGAAGCAAAAAGTGGCTAAGGCGGAAGAAGATGGCGAAAACGAAGGGTGATCTCGTTCTAAAGGCTTTACGAAAAGCCGGGCTGTATTCCAATGCCACGTTGACAGATGCTGACCCTCAGGCAATTGAAGATGCCATTAATGACCTCGAAGACATGATGGCAGCATGGCAGGCTAAAGGTATCGAGCTTGGATATCAGTTTGCTGATACAGAAAACGGCATCATGCCGTTACCTGACGATGATTCAGGTATCCCTGCATGGGCAAATGATGGCGTCGCTTTGAAACTCGCTGTGCAAGTGTGCATGGATAACGTCATTCAGCCGTCAGACGCTCTCCTTACCGCTGCTGACAGTGCATATCAAACAATCTGTATCGCTTTAACCAAAATACCACCACTTGAGCGACGAAATGACATGCCTCGCGGGGCGGGGTTAAAAAGCGCGTTTACGTGGAATCGGTTTTACATCGAGAAAGATGATCCGAGTACGTGAGGTGAATAAATGCCGATTCAGCAACTTCCGCTTATGAAAGGTGTCGGCAAAGACTTTCGAAACGCCGACTATATCGACTATCTGCCAGTGAATATGCTGGCTACGCCCAAAGAAATACTCAACAGCAGCGGATATCTTCGCTCATTCCCGGGCATTGCCAAACGTTCTGATGTGAACGGCGTATCGCGGGGCGTCGAGTACAACATGGCGCAGAATGCTGTTTATCGCGTATGTGGTGGTAAGCTGTACAAAGGAGAAAGTGAAGTCGGTGACGTCGCCGGAAGTGGTCGCGTATCAATGGCGCATGGTCGAACATCACAGGCGGTAGGCGTTAATGGTCAACTGGTCGAATACCGCTATGATGGCACGGTTAAAACCGTCTCAAACTGGCCTACAGACAGCGGATTCACGCAGTATGAGTTAGGCTCAGTCCGCGACATTACGCGCTTGCGTGGGCGTTATGCGTGGTCAAAAGACGGCACTGATTCATGGTTTATCACTGACCCTGAAGACGAATCGCATCCTGACCGTTACAGCGCACAATATCGCGCAGAATCTCAGCCGGACGGCATCATCGGCATCGGAACATGGCGAGACTTCATCGTCTGCTTTGGCTCATCGACGATTGAATATTTCTCCCTGACGGGCGCAACCACTGTTGGTGCCGCTTTGTATGTCGCCCAGCCATCGTTGATGGTGCAAAAAGGAATCGCCGGAACCTACTGCAAAACGCCGTTTGCTGATTCGTATGCGTTCATCAGCAATCCGGCAACAGGTGCGCCGTCTGTGTACATCATCGGCTCCGGTCAGGTGTCACCAATCGCCAGCGCGAGCATTGAGAAAATCCTCCGCTCCTACACTGCTGATGAACTGGCTGATGGCGTGATGGAGTCTCTGCGCTTTGATGCTCATGAGTTGCTGATTATCCACCTTCCGCGCCATGTTCTCGTGTACGACGCATCTTCAAGCGCCAATGGTCCGCAATGGTGTGTGCTGAAAACAGGCTTGTATGACGATGTGTACCGCGCTATCGACTTCATTTACGAAGGCAATCAGATAACGTGCGGAGATAAGCTGGAATCGGTTATCGGCAAATTGCAGTTCGATATCAGCAGCCAGTATGGGCTACAGCAAGAACACCTGTTGTTTACACCACTCTTCAAAGCTGAGAACGCCAGATGTTTTGATCTGGAAGTTGAATCATCGACTGGTGTCGCTCAGTACGCTGACCGCCTGTTCCTCTCTGCAACCACTGACGGCATCAATTACGGACGTGAGCAGATGATTGAGCAGAATGAACCGTTCGTTTACGACAAACGCGTTTTGTGGAAGCGAGTAGGGCGCATCAGGAAAAATGTCGGCTTCAAATTGCGCGTTATCACGAAGTCACCTGTCACTCTGTCTGGCGCTCAGATAAGGATCGAGTAATGGCTGATTCGAATCTCAACACCCCTGTTATTGTGCAGGCGACGCGGCTCGATACATCAATCCTTCCACGCAATATATTCAGCCAGTCTTACCTGCTGTATGTCATTAATCAGGGGGCTGATGTCGGCGCAATTGCCGGGAAGGCAAATCAGGCTGGTCAGGGCGCTTACGATGCTCAGGTGAAAAACGATGAACAGGACGTCGAACTGGCAGATCACGATTCAAGAATCACCGCAAACACAAAAGCGATAAATCTCCTTGAGGTCAGGTTAACAACCGCCGAAGGGAAGATAGTCGTACTGCGTAGCGATGTTGATTACTTGCTGGATGAGGTTATCGATATTCAGGCGCATCTGGTCACTGTTGACAAAAGACTGGATGACGTAGAAAACGATGTCTCTGGCATTAAGAGTGATTACGTATCGAAAACCGTAACAGAATCGCAGTCTCTTGCGTCACCGCTGGATGTAAAAACATCATATTCAGTTGATGGAATTCAGGTTGTTGGAGCAAGAAATACCGGATGGACTGCAGCCACAGGTACGCCACTTCTTGGCTCATTCAACGCTAACCAGTCATACACTGTCGGCACTACGTACACACAATCCGAAGTCGCAGCTCTCGCTACAGGTTTGCAGCAGGCGCGGCAGCGTATTCTGGCGCTTGAAACAGCACTTAGATTACATGGGCTGATTGACTGATGATTACATTCAAACCAACGCGAAACATCGACCTGATAGAAGCAGTAGGAAATCACCCTGACATTATTGCTGGAAGCAACAACGGTGATGGATACGACTACAAGCCTGAATGCCGTTACTTTGAGGTTAACGTGCACGGTCAGTTTGGCGGCATTGTTTACTACCAGGAGATTCAGCCGCTTACATTCGATTGCCACGCCATGTACCTGCCAGAGGTTCGCGGATTCAGCAAGGAAATCGGGCTGGCGTTCTGGCGATACATTCTGACTAACACCACCGTTCAGTGCGTCACATCGTTCGCTGCACGCAAATTCCGCCACGGGCAGATGTACTGCGCAATTATTGGCCTTAAGCGTGTAGGAACCATCAAGAAATACTTCAAAGGCGTGGATGACGTGACTTTTTACAGCGCCACACGCGAAGAACTAATCGACTTCCTGAATCACGGGAGATAGCCATGTTATATGCATTTAAGCTGGGCAGAAAACTGCGCGGCGAGGAACCTTATTGCCCTGAAAAAGGCGGGAAAGGTGGCAGTTCTGATAAAAGTGCAAAGTATGCCGCAGAAGCTCAGAAGTATGCCGCAGACCTGCAAAATAAGCAGTTCAACACCATCATGAACAACCTGAAGCCGTTTACTCCTCTGGCTGGGAAGTATGTCGGCAGCCTTGAGAACTTATCGTCTCTGGAAGGGCAAGGTCAGGCACTTAACCAGTATTACAACTCTCAGCAGTACAAAGATCTTGCTGGTCAGGCTCGCTATCAGAGTCTGGCTGCAGCGGAAGCAACAGGTGGATTGGGTTCCACCGCAACCAGTAATCAGTTAGCAACAATCGCACCAACGCTTGGTCAGCAATGGCTATCTGGACAAATGAACAATTACAACAACCTGGCAAATATCGGTCTTGGCGCTCTTCAGGGACAGGCAAACGCCGGGCAAACATATGCCAACAACATGAGTCAGATTTCACAGCAAAGCGCGGCGCTGGCGGCGGCAAACGCCAACCGACCGTCAGCATTGCGGCAGGGTGTTAGTGGTGCTGCATCCGGTGCGCTTTTGGGTGGTGGTATAGCCAGTGCTCTCGAGCTATCAACTCCGTGGGGTGCTGGTATCGGTGCTGGTCTTGGTCTGCTTGGTTCGCTGTTTTAAGGGGTAATCAATGGCTGCTTGGCAACAGGGTATTAATTCTGGTGGTTTTCTGGCTGGCATCGGTACGCAAAATGAGAATGCGCCAAAGGCAAGCGACATTAACGCAACGCTTGGTCTGATCCGCGAAAACAATGAACTGGCTCGCTCAGGTACAAATAACGTTGGTCTGACCGCGTTACGTGGTCTGGCTGGAGTTGCTGATATTTACAATCAGGAACAGCAACAGAAAGCGATTAGTGCGTTCAATAAGGTTCATGCTGATGCATGGGCTTCTGGTGATCCATCGGGACTATTTAAGTTTGCCCAGGAAAATCCAGCGTTTGTTGCACAGGCACAACAGGCGTTTTCAGGTCTTAATGATCAGCAACGCAACGATATGGGCGATTTAGCCATGAGAGCTAACGTCGCTCTTTCTCAGGGACCGGAAGCCTACAGTAAATTCATTACTGACAACAAGGACAGGTTAAATCGCGTGGGGGCGAATGCTGACTGGATGATTCAGACAGGTATCCAGAATCCAGAGCAGCTATCACACATGCTGACTACTATGTCTCTCGGTGCGCTTGGACCAGAAAAGGCGTTTGCTGTTCAGGACAAGATGGCTGGTCGTGAAATTGACCGAGGCAGACTGGCAGAGACAATCCGCAGCAATCAGGCTGGAGAAGCACTTCAGGCGAGAGGGCAAAACCTTTCCTATCAGTCAGCAATGACTGGGCACAATATCGCAGCACAACGCTTGGCTCTGGATCAGCAAGAGTTTGGGTTTAAGATGCAGCAAGCGCAGGAAAAGGCTCAGCAGTTGATTAGCGAAGCACCTAAGCTGTCAGTAAACATGGAAAAAGGCATCGAGACGGCTGTAAACAATGCCACAGCATCATCAAACTCAGCCAATTCCATGAGTGCGCTTGCTCAACAGTTCAGAGCAGAAAAACCAACGACAGGTTTGTTCGGTAACGCACAGAACATGTTCGCAAAACTTACCGGAAGCGATACGACATTGCGTGATTTGCGCATTCGCCAAAATGCCCTTGTTAACAGTCAGGTTCTTAAATTCCTACCTCCCGGCCCAGCAACGGATAAAGACGTTGAGATCGTTCGACAGGGTGCGCCAACTGACATGGATAACCCTGAGACGGTCGCAAGATGGCTTGATGCAATGGCAAACCTTGAGCGACGAAACGCGCAGTTTAATGAGTTTAAAGCCGAGTGGATGAGCGCGAATGGCAACCCTGGACAATCGCGTAATGGCGGTCAGATATTGGGGTTGGATGTTAAAAAAGGTGAATCATTGGGGAGTGCCGTTAAGCGGTATATGTCATTGAATACTGACGCAGCGCCAGCACAAGATTCGACACCTTCAGGAGAACCACGGAATCAGGTTGGATCATATACCTCAAAATCAGGCATTCAATTTACGGTGGAATGATGAAAGTTACTGCAAACGGTAAGACATTTACCTTTCCTGATGGTACGAGCACGGAAGATATTGGCACCGCCATTGATGAGTATTTTGCTGGTCAGGCTGTTCAGCAACAAACAGTTAATCAGGCCAATAATGCACCAACACGGGAAGAACCATCATTGATGCAACAAGCTGGCGATTGGCTCACTGGTGGTCAAAGTGCAGGGCAAATTGCAGAACAGGCTGGTCGTGGTCTGGTAAACATACCATTTGACGTATTACAGGGCGGCGCAAGTCTGATTAATGCAATCAGTCAGGGGCTTGGTGGCCCCAAGGTTTTGGATGATGTTTATCGTCCAGTAGACAGACCGACAGACCCCTACGCGCAAGCCGGTGAAACAATTGGTGGGTATCTCCTGCCAATTGGCACAGCGGCAAAAGCTGCTGGAGCGCCAGCAAAGCTCGCTGGAGATATCGGTTCCGCAGGAAACATGATTGCAGGTTCTCTTGCTGATGCTGCAAATCAGGAGGGCGACTTTGCACAAAATGCTGCCATTAACGGTGGTATCAATATTGGTGCTCAGGGGATACTTTCTGGGGCTGGAAGGATCTTAACCTCTAAATCACCTCAAGTTCTTGGTGGCGGGGCAATAAATTCCGCTGCTGATGTTTCGAAAATGGCAAAGTCTGGTACAGGAAGAGAGATTATTGCCAGACAGTCAGCTAATGTGTCAGACGAAATAGCAAAAGCAGCAGATACTGCTGGAATAGATATCAACGCATTAACTCCTGGCATGAGATCAGGTAGTCGTGGTCTTGCTCAGGCGGAGGGGATTCTGGCGTCAAAGCCCGGAATTACACAGGATGCACACACCAAAGCATTCAGTGAAATAGAGTTGAAATTTAACTCAGCATTGGATGAGTTTGGGGCTGAAGCAGGAACTGCATCAGAAAAAAGTGCAGCCATAAAACAAAGGGTTTTGGCAAGTATTGATAAAATGAAAAATTCAGAAAAGGCCGCATGGGATAGCGTCCGCTCCACGATGCCTGACGCAAAGGCCAGAATGTCAAACCTGAACGCTACAATTCAGGGTGATATTTTGGCTGGCATGCCGCTAACTCCTGAGATGAAACAATTCGCATCTGCTTATGCTAAAACTGGTAAAAAAGGAATCACGTTTGATGCCATGAAGGCATGGCGAAGTAAACTTGCTGACGCAGAGCAGAAGTATATAAGGTCTGGTGAGGCAAATACGGCAAGGCGCATGGCTGAGCTTCGTGATGCAGCAACGGAAGATATGCGCATAATGGCTCAAAATGGCGGTTTTCTTGATGACTGGCAAAAAGCTAATGATCTGTCAAAGGCAAGATTTACAGCACAAGAACAGGCTGAAGCAGCGTTTGGTAGAGACCTTGCAACTGATCAGTTGGTAACTAATGGTTCTAAGGCGTTACAGGGTTCAGCAAAAAGTGGAACAGGTCAGTTCCATAAAATAATAAGCGCCCTACCTGAGTCGGAACGCGCGCCAGCAATTGCATCAATATTACAAGATGCAATGTCGCAAGGGGTACGCGGAGGTAAGTCTGAAGAGGCTGGAATTAAGCATATCGCGACTATTCTTACCCCACAAAACGTGAAGGCAATTAGTCGATATTCTCCAGAACTTGGCAGGATTACAAGTTCATACGGAGAACTTGCACGAGCAGCAACAAAGCCACTTCGATATGTTGAACAGACAGGGCGATCTATGCCAGCCATTAGCACTCTTGAGAATGGCCTTCATCCAGTTTTAGAGAGCGCATTGTCTGGCGCTTTTAGAACTACTGGCACTATCGCAGGGTTCTCTGGAGGAGGCGTTATTGGAGCAATAGCGGGTGGCGCTGCAGGTGGGGCAATTGATGCAATGGCAAAAGGAGCGATAGCGAAATTATCCGCAACTAGAAGCGGTCGTTACGCTATTGAAAAGGCTGTTCAAGAGGCAACAAAGGCAGTTAAGGTTGGGGCAAGTGATGGCGCATTAGCGGCGGCGGAACGCAGATTTATGGCAAATAAGGCCGCCGTAAAAGCAATACGCGAGGCACTAGGAAACGAAGAGTTCCAGCGTTTAGCAAGAGCTGGAATTGTGGCATCGCTAAGCGGAATGGCACAGGAGTAATTAGTCATCCATGGATGGATTGAGCTTATCTCGTGTTGATGTGGCAATTTTCCCAACATTTTTCAACCAAGATTTTAAGAAGGATATGTCGTCCTTAATATCATGAATATCCTCATTCTTTATACGATCAACCTTATCCTCTAAGCTCTCTATAGAACGCTCAATGCTAGACAGAGAGATTTTTAAGTCCCCTTGCTCACGTTCCAGTGAGGATTTGAGAGCACAATATTCGTTTTCTAGAATTCCTATTTTTTTTGTTAGAGAGTGCATTCGATACTCATACACCAAACCAGAAACGACTAATGCAGCCAACAGAAACCATTCAAGCACACCAACCTCCTTAGTTTTGAGCAGGATACCAGATGATACTTTATTGGTGGAGTGGTGTGTGAAAACGTGTCAACGACAAACCATCCACAACTTGGACGAATGATTTAGCAAAAAGTGCTATTTTTGGTGTTTGGTGTCATAGAAAAGTGAATAGCTCACTTTTCAACATTGCATGAAACTTGCAGGAAATGTGACATTACCTTATAGGTAACTTCGGCGAAAATGCAGTAAATGTGAAACGTAATGGTTTAAACATGTCGCTAAAGTGGTTGTAAGTTAGCCTCCGAAGGATTGCTGATAGCTTTGTTATAGTATTAAATGACATTTGACATAGTTGGATACTTAGCTGTGGCTATCAAGATGGAGGTGTGTTCATGCTTACTTGTTTTGATGTCGCCGACTACTTCCTGTCGCGGTGTGACGAGGATAGCGGTGACACAATCTCTAATTTAAAATTACAAAAGCTTGTTTATTATGCTCAGGGTTTTTCATTGGCGTTGCTTGGCGAGCCTCTTTTTCAGAATAAGATGGAAGCTTGGATGCATGGCCCTGTTGTCCCTGAGCTTTATCGCCGTTATAAACAATATGGTAATGGCGCTATCCCTTCTCCAGAGTCTTTTGATGCTGAAAAATTCAGCGAAGAACAGTTAGAGCTATTAGAAGAAGTCTGGGATGTTTTTGGGCAATTTTCTGCCTGGAAACTGAGGAACATGACACACGAAGAGTCACCATGGAGATCAAACTATATTGAGGGTGTTGGTGGTTCTGAAATTAGCTCTAAGGAGATGGCAGAGTACTTTGCAACTCGGATTAACTAACGAGATGGCAAGAAAATCTAAAAGGATTATCCCCCCTGCTGAATCTACAGGTAAGTTAAAGTTAGGGCCGCAGTCAGGGGGGAATTCAGATCAAAAGAAACCGAAATTTTCATTCTGTTACATCCAAAGCTCTCACTGCATAACGAAATGCCAAAAAGATGAGAAAGCTGGCTTAGCTGATAAATTATACAGATTAAGTCAACTAACATGGGCAGAGATTAAGCAGCAAGGTAGGCATAAGCTTGGATTTGAGAAGATTGCAAGGGGTGCAATTAAAGCTGGTATCCCCGGTCATATAACGGAAGACGTAGATCATTTCTTGGCTTTTAGATTTGATGATTTGAAAGCCATGGTTGGTTATCGTCTTGGATCGACATTTTTTGTTATATGGCTTGATAGAGAGTTCAACCTATACAAGCACTAATAAAACCCACCGTCAGGTGGGTTTTTTATAAGGAGTAATCATGATTTACCCATCAAACAACCCACCAGTTTGCCTGATTGGATGCCAGCCTTGCAGTTTTTATGGAATTAATTATGCCATGCTCAAGAGCCTTGTTAGCATCCAAAATGGTCGAGTCTGCTATCAGGGATGCCCACCTAATATGGGTTCCGATGTCGATATTGAACGTCTCAACGAAGCGATCAAGATCGTTATCGAGGCATTTCCCGTACTCTCTCAATCTGGCATGGTCGGCGGCTGGGGAGGCAAAGCACCATAATAGAGGATGTAACAGGAATCTTGATAATGGGTTTGCGAAACGTTCTGAGCCAGCCAGGAAAACGATATTAGCTATGGATTCAACATTGCTTATGTTGTGAGTTCTAACGGTAACAGGGAGTGACTTAAGAAAGTTATACGCAGTAAAGCCAGCGGCAGTTTCCCCTCCCTGACTTGATATATGGATATTTAATTCAGTTGCGCCTTGAGATAATGCGGTGAGACAGTGGTTCTGAAGTTGCCCAACAGTGGCAGTGTTAACGGGGCATAAGAAATGAATTGTGTGCAGCATTATTTTTCATCCTTAGCATACATGGTCTTTAGCGTCTCAAGTAGCGCCTCTTTGAATTTATCAGCTTCTTGGTTAGCGAATCCTTCAAGTGAGCGAGAGCCATCAAGATTATCAACATGTTTTTGAAGGATAAGCACGATCTCTGAGTTCATTGATCTGCCGTTTTTATCCGCTTCTTGCTGAATGCGTTTCTTTAAATAGTCTGGAATCCTAATCCCCAATGGACTGATATCTCTTGCACCTTTCATTTCTCCTCCTGCACGCTGTGCGTAGCTACACAGTGTAGGCAAAAAAATTTTGACTTTAAATAAACACGGTGTAGTATTTAGTTATCACGGTGTAGCAAGCGAGGGGAAATGAAAGTTAGAGACATCGCTCCATTAGGGATTCGTATCCCGCCAGAGATTAAAGAAAAATTGAAGGAAAAGGCTAAGGAGGAGGGCAGGTCTTTAAATTCAGAAATAGTGCAGCGTCTTATTCGCAGCCTAAAAAGTTGAAGCCCCAACTGCGGGAACAGTCAGGGCTTCGGTATCGTAAAACCACGCATAGGAATTAACGACATGACGAGTGTAGCAATTGCAGAACATACAATCAACGTTCCATTCCACGGAACAAATCTCTTTTTGGTCAGCATTAACAATGAACCTTACGTTCCTATGAAACCCGTTGTAGAAGGCATGGGTATGGTTTGGGCTGCTCAATTTGTTAAATTAAAACAGAGATTTGTCAAAGGTATTTCGGAAATCGAAATACCTTCTGCTGGCGGTAAACAGTTAATGATATGCCTTGCCTTTCGTAAGTTTGCGGCTTGGCTTTCAAGCATTCAGCCAAACAAAGTCCGCCCTGAAATCCGCGACAAGGTAATCCAGTATCAGGAAGAGTGTGACGATGTGCTCTACGAATACTGGACTAAAGGCCATGTAGTTAACCCGCGCAAAGCTAAAAAGGCATTGCCGGGGAAAATCACCACTGAACAGCAGGAAGCCATTAAACAACTCGTCATGAGTCGCGGTCAGTCTCTTCCAAAAGAAAAACAGGCTAAGGCGATGATCACCATGTGGTCGTCACTGAAATCCCATTTTGGATGTTCGTACAAAGAGATCAGTGAGGAGCAGTTTACCGAAGCACTATCACTTGCAGCTCGAGTTCCACTTGAAGGTGAGTTCATTGGCAAACAAGAGAAGAAAGCAAACGAGCTTTCTGCAAAAGAAGCAAACAGCCTTGTATGGTTATGGGATTATGCCAACCGCTCACAGGCATTATTCCGCGAACTGTATCCGGCGCTAAAACAAATTCAATCGAACTATTCCGGCAGATGTCATGACTGCGGTTATGAGTTCTCCCGTATTATCGATATGGCGAGAGATGTTTTAATCAACCATACACGAGATGTTGATATTAATGAGCCAGACGGACCAACGAATCTTTCCGCATGGATGAGACTTAAGAATAAAGAATTACCTCCTTCAGTACATAACTACTGACAGATAACCAACGCAACGACCCAGCTTCGGCTGGGTTTTTTTATGCCCAAAATTCACCGTAGCCATGCTGCGGCGATTCCTTGTATCTGGAGCAAATTAAATGACAGATATCACCGCAAATGTTGTGGTAAGCATGCCTTCGCAACTCTTCACTATGGCGCGTTCTTTTAAAGCTGTAGCCAATGGCAAAATTTATATCGGTAAAATTGACACTGACCCGGTAAATCCTGAAAACCAGATTCAGGCTTATGTGGAGAACGAAGACGGCTCTCACGTTCCTGTTTCGCAACCAATCATCATTAACGCTGCTGGATATCCGGTATATAACGGACAGATTGCCAAGTTCGTAACTGTGCAAGGTCACTCTATGGCTGTGTACGATGCATATGGTTCACAGCAGTTTTATTTTCCTAATGTGCTGAAGTATGATCCTGATCAGTTACGGCGGCAATTAGAAGACCCAGATGGAGCGAATAAATACCCAAAACTTCAGATAGCAAGATGGAGAGACAGTTATGATGTAAGAGGTTGGGGGGCTATTGGTGATGGTGTTCATGATGATACATCAGCTCTATCAGAATTACTTTCTGTTGCAACAGGTGGTGAAAAGATAGATGGGCGAGGGCTTACTTTTAAAGTATCAACTCTTCCAGATGTCAGTCGATTTAAAAATGCTCGTTTTTTATTTGAGAGAATACCGGGTCAGCCTCTTTTTTATGCTTCTGAAGATTTTATCCAGGGAGAGTTATTTAAAATTA